TGGCAGGGGGGGTACCCCGCCCGGGCAGACAAGGAAATTTCAAGCATGAATAGTCGCGGACCATTGCCGAAACCGGTGGCGTTGAAGCTGCTCGAAGGCAACCCGGGGAAGCGCGCGCTCGATTTGTCGGCGGGCGTCAACCCGCAAGTGGGAATCCCAAGTATTCCGAAGCACCTGGGTGTCGAGGCGCGCAAGGAGTGGAAGCGCATCACGCCGCTCCTGGAAGAGCTCGGTCTGATCAGCGGCTTGGACCGCACGGCTCTGGCGCTTTACTGCCAGGCGGCTGGCCGGCTGGCCGAGCTCGAGCAGGCGTTCAACGGCAAGGTGCACCGCATGGTGGCCAGCGCGAAAGCGGCCGGCCAAGACAAGGATTACGCCGACGCGGTGTATGACGCCAGCTACTCGGTGACGCCATCGGGCTACGCGCAGCAAAGCGTGATTCAGCAGCTGATCCGCTCGCACCGCGAGCAGGTCAACCGGTACCTGATGCACTTCGGCCTGTCGCCGGCGGCGCGCGGCCGTGTTCAGGCGTCGAACTACGTACAGCCGACGCTGCCGGGGATCGAGGCGGCGCCGAGCGCCCAAAGCGGCTTCGCGCGGTTCGCGCAGTCCGTGCACTGATGGAAGTGATTGACGCACCGGCGCCGCCAGTGGCCGCGCCGGGATCGCCGATGCGCGCATCCGGCGACCCGGTCACTGCCGCTGCGCTGCCTGATCGCACCGACATCATCAGCCGCTTTGTCTTTTCGGCAAAGCGGTACATGCACCAAGTGCAGGCCGGTGAAGTCGTGGCGTGCAAGTGGACGCGCCTGGCGGTTGAGCGGCAGTTGGCGGATCTGGCGCGCGAGCCGTCGGGTGATTGGCCATGGGTATTCAGCGCCGACCACGCGTCGCGGCCGTGCGAGTTTATCGAGCTGCTGCCGCACATCAAAGGCAAGTGGGCGCGGGACCGGCTGCTGGTGTCACTGGAACCATGGCAGTGCTTCATCCTGACCACGGTATTCGGCTGGGTGCACCAGGACACTGGCCTGCGCAGGTTTCGCGAGGCCTATATCGAGGTGGCGCGCAAGAATGCCAAGAGCACGCTGAGCTCCGGCCTGGCGCTGTTCATGCTCTCGGCCGATGGCGAGCACGGCGCGGAGGTGTACAGCGCGGCCACCACGCGCGAGCAGGCGCACATCGTGTTCGACGTGGCCAAGGCTATGGCCGAAAAAACGCCGGAGATGCGCACCTATTTGGGCGTGGCGATCCTGCAGCACAGCATCACGGTGGCGCACCGGGCGAGCAAGTTCATGCCGTTGGCCTCTGAAGGCAGCACGTTGGACGGACTCAACGTCCACTTCGCGGTGATCGACGAGCTGCACGCCCACAAGACACGCGCGGTGTACGACGTGATCGATACGGCACGCGGGTCGCGGGAGCAGTCGCTGCTGTGGATCATTACTACGGCCGGCAGCGACCGCAGCGGCATCTGCTACGAGCGGCGCACGCACATCACCAAGGTGCTCGACCGGGTGATCGACGATCCGACGATGTTCGGCGTGGTGTACGGCCTGGACGACAACGACGACCCGATGGACCGGGCCAACTGGCCCAAGGCGAACCCGAACTGGCGGGTGAGCGTGTTGCCGGACGACATGGAAGCCGCGGCGCGCAAGGCCGAAGCCATGCCCAGCGCGCTAAACAATTTCTTGACCAAGCGCTGCAACGTGTGGGTCAACGGCGACTCGCCATGGATGGACATGCGGGCCTGGGAGCGCTGTGCGGACGCCGGCATGCAGATGGCCGACTACGCTGGCGAGCGCTGCTGGATGGGCCTGGATTTGGCGCAGAAAAAAGATTTTGCGGCGCTGGCCATCGTGTTCCAGCGCGGTGATGCGTGGCATGTGTTTTGCCGGCTGTATCTGAACGAGCTGGCGGTGGCGGAGAGCGGCAATGCGCACCTGAGCGGCTGGGCCCGGTCTGGCTACGTGCAGGTGACGGATGGCGACATCACCGATTTCGACGTCGTGGCCGAGGACATGCGCAGTTACTGTCGCCAGTTCGACGTCCAAGAGATCGCCTTCGACCCGGCGCTGAGCATGTACTTTGCCGGCAAGCTGGTCGAAGAAGGTCTGCCGCTGGTGGAGATTGCCCAGCGCTCGCTGTTCTTCACGCCGCCGCTGATTCAGGTGGAGAACCTGGTGCTGGAGAAGAAGCTCAAGTTCGACGGCAACCCGGTGCTGACCTGGATGGTAAGCAACCTGGTGGTCAAGGTGAGCAAGTTCAACGAGTTGCACTCGCCCACGAAGGAGCGGCCGGAAAACAAAATCGACGGCCCGATGGCGATGTTGATGGCGCTGGGGCGGGCGATGACGGTATCTGAGGGGCCGTCCTTTTGGGAGACCGCTACGGCGGGCGCGACGCAAATGGGAACAACGCAATGAAGTGGTGGCCTTTTGCGAGGAAGTCTGCCTCCGCGTACGACGTGCTGCGGGAGTTGTCGCGTCGCCGGGAGACGTCTACCGGCAAGATTGTCAACTACAAGACCGCGATCGAGGTGTCCACCGTGCTCGCCTGCCTTCGTGTCCTGAGCGAAGGCATCGCGCAGGTGCCGCTGAAATTAATGCAGGATGCCAATGGCAAGCGCGAGCCGGCGCGCAAGCATCCGTTGTACGACGTGCTGGCAACCAGGCCGAATCCATGGCAGACATCGTTCGAGTACCGCGAAATGCTGGCCATGCATGTGGTGCTGTGCGGCAATCACTACAGCTTTGTCAGCCGCTCGGTGCGCGGCGAGATCATGGAGCTGATCCCGTTCGAGCCCGGCACCACGACGGTTACGCGCCAGGACGACGGCGCGCTGTCGTATGAGGTGCGATCGCAAGACGGGAAAACGATGCGCCTCGCGGCCCGGGACATTTGGCATGTGCGCGGCCCATCATGGAACAGCTGGATGGGCCTGGAGGCGGTAACTATTGCCCGCGAGGCCATTGGCCTGGCCATGTCGACGGAAGAACAGCAGGCGCGTATGCACAAAAATGGCGTGCAAACCTCCGGTGTCTATTCGATTGAAGGGACGCTTTCGGACGCGCAATACAAGCAGATCACCAGCTGGCTCGACAGCATGACGGGGTCAGCTAATGCTGGCAAATCGCTGGTATTGGACCGCGGCGCCAAGTGGCTCAATCAGAGCATGACGGGTGTAGACGCCCAGACGCTGGAGTCGCGCCGATTCCAGGTAGAGGAAATCTGCAGGTTTTTTCGGGTCAACCCCATCATGGTGGGCGCTGAGAGCAAAAACACGACGTACGCCAGCGCCGAGCAGATGTTCCTGGCCCATCTTGTGCACACGTTGGCACCGTGGTACATGCGTCTGGAGCAGTCGATCGACGCCAATCTGCTGACGGACAAGGACCGCGCCGCGGGCCTGTACGCGAATTTCGTCGAAGAGGGCCTGTTGCGCGGTTCGGCTACCACCACGCAGGAAGTGCTGGTGGGCTACGTCAACGGCGGCCTGATGACGCCCAACGAAGGCCGGGCCAAGCTGGACATGAACCCGGACCCGGACCCGGCCAGCGACCAGTTGCGCATACCGACCAACCTGGTCGGCGCTGCGGCTGCATCTGCACAACCTGTAGGGACACCATGAAAAACACACTCGATTTTGGCTTTGCCATCAAGTCCATTTCCGACACCGGCACCTTCAGCGGCTACGGCTCGGTGTTCGGCGTGAAGGACTCGTACGGCGACATCGTCGTGCCCGGTGCGTTCACCGAATCGCTCGATGCACACAAGGCGCAGAAACGTCTGCCCGCGATGCTGTGGCAGCACCGCAGCGCCGAGCCGATCGGTGTGTACACCTCGATGCACGAGGACAACATCGGCCTGCAGGTCGAGGGCCAGCTCGCTCTTGCCACCGTGCGCGGTGCCGAAGCCCATGCGCTCATGAAAATGGGCGCGCTCACGGGCCTGAGCATCGGCTATGTCACGCGCGAGGACAACTACGACAAGGTCACCGGCATCACGACGCTCAAGAAGGTGGACTTGTGGGAGGTGTCCCCGGTCACGTTCCCGGCCAACGATGCGGCGCGCATCCAGGGCGTGAAGAGCATCGAATTGTTGGAGAGTTTGAGAGACGCCGAAAAGTATCTGCGGGAGGCAGGCTTGGGGCGTATGGAAGCAAAGGCGTTCATCGCCCGGTTAAAGAGTCTTGGACAGCGGGATGCTGATGAAGGCGACATGCAAGTCCTTGCCGAAGCGCTTAGGCGCCGAGGCGAATCACTGGCGCAAGCCTAAACATCCCGAAAGGTAAATCATGAAAAACGGTATCAAGTTCGCGCTCTTTGCGGCGCTGGCGGTGGCATGCGCCTTCGCCTTTGCGGGGCATCCGCTGGTCGACCCGTCGGTCATTGCCGGCCTGGGCATGATCCCCATGGCCATCGGCGAGGTTTCGCCCGTGTCCGAAATCAAGTCGATGATCGAGGCCCAGGGCAAGACATGGGACGCTTACAAAGAGGCCAACGACGCCCGCCTCAAGGCCATTGAGGCCAAGACGTCGACCGCAGACATCGACGCCAAGTTGCAGAAGATGAACGATGAGTTCGTCGAGCAGCAAAAAACCATGCGCGAGATCGAGAAACGCGTGAACCGGCCCGGCGCTGGTGCAAGCGGCGACGCGCCCACCCAGGAGCGTATAGAGCACCGCAAGGCGTTCAATCTGTTCATGCGCAAAGGTCATGCCGACGGCCTGGTCGACCTGCAGCGCAAAGCCATGCAGTCGGGTTCCGACCCGGACGGCGGCTACCTGGTCATCCCTGAGATGGACAATGTCATCGACCGCATTGCGCCCACCATCAGCGCCATGTACCGCCTGGCCAACGTCGTCACCATCGGCACGGCCAAGTATGAAAAGCTGGTCAAGAAGTCCGGCATGGCCATGCGGCGCGTGGCGGATGGCGCAACCGGAGGCGAGACCACCGAGCCCACTTACGCCAAGATTGGCATCGAGGTATTCACCGCCGAGGTCGAGCCCTGGGTGTACAACGAGACGCTGCAGGACGCGTTCATCGATCTCGAGGCCGACCTGGCCGACGAGGCCGGCATCGGCTTTGCCGAGGGCGCGGGTGCCGAGTTCATCACCGGCAACGGTGTCGGCAAGGCGCGCGGCATTACCGGCTACAGCAATGTGGCCAACAGTGCGTATGCCTGGGGCAGCGTGGGCTACATCGTCAGCGGCAAGTCGGCGGCCTTTGCGTCCGTGGCGCCGGCCGACAAGGTGGTGTCGCTGCAGCACGCACTCAAGTCGCAGTACCGCACCGGGGCGGTATTCATGACCAACGACGCTACCCTGGGAGTGATGCGTCAGATCAAGGACGGCAGCGGGTCCTACTACCTGTGGCAGCCGGACCCATCGGCCGGCTTTGGCGGGCGCTTCCTCGGCTCGCCGGTGGAGGTGGACGACAACTTCGCCGACATTGCCGCGGCCAGCTACTCGCTGGCGTACCTCAACCCCAAGCGCGCCTACACCATCGTCAACCGGGCCGGCACCACGCTGATTCGGGACGACATCACCGCCAAGGGCACGACGAAATTTAACTTCCGTCGCCGCTTTGGTGGCGGGATCACGAATTTCGAGGCCGTCAAGCTGCTGAAGTTCGCCACGTCCTGATCAACAGGCAACCCACGACGAGCCCGCCACCGCGCGGGCTCTTTAGTTTCCCGCTCATGAGAATCACCTGAAAGGATACCAATCATGACTATCAAAGACCTGCACAACAACGTGCGCACCGTCACCATCATTTCGCCGCTGGCGATCGGCGCTAACGCCACAAAATCCGGCCTGGTCAAGGACCGTCAGGGCTATGGCGGCGTTGAATTTATTGCCAGCTACGGCGCTGTCACCACGACCGGCTCTATCGTCACGCTGGTCGTGAAGGAAGGCGACGTTACCGGCACCATGACCAGCGTGGCCGACACCGACCTGCTCGGAACGGAGGCGCTGGCCAGCCTGCTCGCTGGCGCCCGCGCAGCCGGTACCGGCAAGGAGGTCACCAAGCGTGTTGGCTACAAGGGCAACAAGCGCTATGTCACGGTGGACGCCGTGCAAACGGGCGTCACTTCAGTGGGAGTGGTTGGCGTGGTCGGTGTGTTGCACAGCCCGTACAACGCGCCCACTGCCAATCCCTGATCCAGGCTGACAAAGAGAAACAGGTCTGGCGCTCATCCCGCCAGGCGCCGTGAAACTCGGCACCCCACCAATTCGGATGAGGAATTACCCATGAACATGAGAGAAGGCGAAAGGCAGGTGGCAACCACCGCCGCCGGCATCCGGCGTGATCACGTCGCCCGGTACGAGTTTGTAGCCGCGAGTCTGCCACCTGCAAGCCGCGTGATAGATTTTGCGTGCGGAGTCGGCTACGGTACGCACCTGCTGGCCAGCGCCGGGCACATGGTGCGCGGCATGGACATCGACGCCGCTGCCATAGCGTATGCCGAGCAGCACTATGCCGTTGCGCTGGCCCGGTATCAAATCGCTGACGGGAATTCGCCGGGCGAACTCGGCGTCTATGACGCTGCGGTGTGCTTCGAGACCATCGAGCATATCGAGGACCCGCGCCCGTTGCTGGTGGCTTTGCGTGACTCTGCCCCGGTGATGTACTGCAGCGTTCCGAATGAGGATGTGACGCCGTGGGAAATGAGCCCAGGCGTTGTCACTGCGTACCACTATCGCCACTACACGACGCATCAGTTCCAGGAGCTGCTGCAGGAGTGCGGATGGCGTGTAACCGCGTGGCACGGTCAGGTGGGCCCGGAATCCGAGGTAGAGCCTGAGGCGCACGGTCGGACGCTGATTGTGGTATGCGAGCACGGCGAGTTGCAAAAGCAGTTGCCGGGCAGGCACATCGCTATTCTTGGCCTGGGTCCGAGCGTCGAGCAGTATCTGGACATTGCTAAACGTCAGGGCGGCAGATCGAAATTCTGCGACGAAGTGTGGGCGATCAATGCCCTGGGCAATGTGTTTGACTGTGATCTCGTTTTTCACATGGACGACGTGCGCATTCAAGAAATCAGGGCCGCCGCCGCACCCGCATCCAACATCGCGGCAATGTTGCGATGGATCCGCAACAGCAAGGTGCCGATCGTCACCAGCCGCGCGCATCCGGACTACCCGGCGCTGGTTGAGTTCCCGCTGCAGGACGTGCTTAACAACCTGGGGCACGACTATTTCAACAACA